GCGCTGATGCAGCAGCTCAACGCCATGCAGATGCAGGCCGCTAATTGTTGCTGCGAAAACCGTGCAGCTATCGCCCAGGTGCGCTACGACATGGCGGCGCAGGCGTGCGACACGCGCAATACTGTGCAGAACGCGACCCGCGACATCATCGACAACGCCAACAGCAACAGCCGCGCAATCCTCGACTTCCTCACGCAGAGCAAGCTCTCTGACCTCCAGGCCGAGAACCAGGGTTTGAAGCTGGCGGCAAGCCAGGCCGCGCAGAATAGCTATCTGGTCTCGCAGCTGCGCCCCTCTCCCATTCCGGCCTACACGGTGCAAAACCCTTATTGCTGCAACCAGTATGCGGCTTGCGGCTGCTGACAACTGCATAGCACCAACTTGTCGGTACATCTGACATGTTCGGCCCCGTGCCGATAATGACAACGCGGCGGGGCTATTGCCTCGCCGCTTTATTATGAGAAAGGATTGATTTTATGGCAGAATTTACAAACTCCAATATCGTAGAAATCGCTGCTGGGCAGAATGTGCCGCTGACGGAAACGGCGGTAAATAGCAAGCCGTGTATCGTGCATCGCCAGGGCGCCGGCATTGTCACGCTGCGCGGCCTTACTAATCAAAATCGCGCCCTGTTTAGGGTCTCCTATGGCGGCAACATCGCTATTCCCACCGGAGGCACGGTCGAGGCCATCACGGCGGCGCTTGCCATCAACGGAGAGCCGCTGACCAGTGCAACAGCTATTGTCACGCCTGCGGCGGTAGAAAACTACTTTAACATTTATGTTTCCGCACAGGTCTGCGTTCCGAAAGGCTGCTGCCTGACGGTCGCAATGGAAAACACCAGTACTCAGGCCGTCAACTTCGCCAACTCGAATCTGACGGTTGAGAGAATCGCGTGAAAGGAGAATGGACATGAGTAAGAAAGCAATGTACGAGCTTCGCAATATGCTGTGCGATGAGCTGGACGAACTGGCTCGCAAGGGCGAGCTGGGCGCCGGGGACCTGGAGATTGCCCACAAGCTGACAGCAACCATCAAGAACATAGATAAAATTGACATGATGGAATCAGACGGCTATTCTGGCGGCGGCGATTGGGAAGCGGATATGCGCGGTGCCTATGGCCGGGGCAGTTCCTACGCGCGGCGCGGCTCGCACTATGTGCGCGGACATTACAGCCGCGCGGATGGCGCGGAGCATCTGCGCTCCCAGCTAAATGACATGATGCGGGAAACGGATGACGAGCGCGTCAGGGAGGCCCTGCGCCGCGCTGTCAGCCTTATGGAGAATTAAAGGGGGATTCCCCATGATCGATGAAACCGAGCTGAAACTATGGATCGCACGGCTGGAAACAGAAGAATCAAGCTGGCCCAATTATGAGAAACTGGCGGCACTCTACATTATCCGTAACGAGCACGGCGGGGAGCAACTGCAGGCGAAAGCTCCCCCAATGCTGTATTCTGCAGAGCCCGCGCCGGCCAAGACAATAAACCCCTCCGGCAGTGAATTTTTGAAAGCGGTCGGGAATGTGGCACAGGATAGGGCGTGGGAAGTCATGGACGAGCTTATGGACACCCTAAAAATCGTCAATGAGAAAGCCTATAACAGCGTCCTAAAAAAACTAACCTAAATCGCTACTACTAACACATTACTAACAAAGTTAATCTTGGCAAAAATAAAAAGTCCGGGAACCCTTGAGATTCCTGGACTTTTTTGGTGGAGACTGCTGGACTCGAACCAGTGACCTCCTGCGTGTGAATTATAATCGTTTTGAATATATAGGCACAAAAGTTAATAAGAATAACAATATTTGTTGCGATTTTGCAACTTTTCACCGAGTAATTTTGCACAGGCCTGCCTTGGCTCCCGTCGGTAACTAACAAACTACTAACAAATTTTCGCCTTTTTAACGGCCTGCACCAATTCCTCCGCTGACGTATGGACGTATATATTTGCGGTAGTGGAGTAGTTGGCGTGGCCGAGGATCCTCTGTAGCGTCTCCGGAGCAACCCCCGCTTTTCTCGCCCAGCTCGCATAAGTGTGCCGGGTGGAGTGCGGCGTTTTGCGCTGGATTTTTAATTTTTCCAAAAGCGGGTAATAATCCCGGCGGCGGAAGTTTGCTGGGATTTTTTCCCCAGCATAGCCGGATATGAGAAGCGGGCCGGTGGCCTTATTTGCAAAATAGGCAAAGTATGGGAGCCCTTCAGGGCGGATGGGGATGATCCTGTTCCGCCCGGCTTCCGTCTTTTCGCCGCCTATCACATAATCTTTGTGATAGTCTTTAGTCGGTAGGGAAAACAACTCCCCTATGCGCATGCCTGTGTAAATCAGCATAAGTATAATTTTTGCGGTGTCGCTGCCGTCCGCTTCCAGCTGGCTTATTTCAGCATCGGTAAATGTTTCTTTTTCTTTTTTTGTGTTTTCGGGGAGCTGGACGAATTTTGCAAAATTTGTCGTAATGATCTCCTCGCGCATGGCCCATGTGGACATCTGCGTTATGAGTTGCTTATACTTGGACACAGTGCTATGGGATTTATGCATATGGGCATCCAGCACGCCTTGGAAATCTGCCGTTTTTAAGTCCCGGAACTTCCGCTCATGCAGCGGCGCAAAAATTTTAAATGCGCCGTCATAGCCCTCTATACCGTTTGGCCCTATTTTTTTGTAATGCTCCACTTTCCAAGCGTCGAACACCTGGGCAAAGGTCATGTTGTACCGCTCCGTTAAATCCTTGCCTGCAAGGCGTTCCAGCGCCGCTATAGCATCTTTTTTGGTTGGGTAATATCCTATAATGATTTTTTGCTTTGCGGCCACCCAGGGCCTGCGGCGGCGCCCGGAGAGCTTATACACTGTCCCGGTTCCGTTGGCCCTCCTCATTGCTTTTCCCATTTTTATCCTCCTGCCATATATTTTTATCGGTTTGATGGTGCCTGTAATATCGCAGTGCATTTATCAGCGCAGCAATGATTACACCGACGCCTACCGCAAGCAGCGCAAATAGCATCCATCCGAGTGATGTAATCTGCCCATTGCGGATAAGCCCTGTGTGGGGGACGCTTGAGTCAAACGCCAAATATCCAAATATTATGGATACGGAAATCGACAGCGAAAACGCCAGGATATACACCCAAATTTGCAATACGCACTCCTTTTTTTCGTGCTTTTCCACCGATCCGGTCAGTTGCTCCATGCCGCCCTCCAAGTGCGCAATGCGTAGGGCTGCGCTATGCTTTGCATCTGCATCGGCCATTGCTTTGTGGGCCTCTGCCAGCTGCTCCTCCGTGGTTGGTCTCTTTACGATACCAAAATACTCATCTATAGACACACCGAGCGCGGCGCATATAAGCCCCATTTTGTATAGGCTTGGATCCTTTGACGATGCAGAAAAGTAATTGCTGATCGTGGACGATGACAGATCTGTTAAATCGGCCAAGTCTTGCGTGGTAAGATGCTGGTACTCCTTTGCCTCTCTGCAAATATCCTGCAAAGTTTTTTCCATTCCTTTCCCTCCTGCCTTATTTCGGGCAAACCTCTCCACTTATTTTTATCGGCTAATCGTATATTATCCGGTTTTTGGATTGACTTGCCAAACATTAAACTGATACTGTGGGTATGCGGCCAAAAGCCGATGACGGCGATAGGCGGCAAAAAATCCCCACCGTCCGGTGCGGGGGCGGTGGGGATAAAATATACAGCATCCCCATAGGCAAACACTCCCAAAAAAATATTTTTCAATTTGTTGCACACATCTATGCAACAATCGGGACTTTTTCGCAATAGGTAGAGATGTATAAATAGTATTATACTCTTAATCTTCAAAGAATCAAATTAAGAAGGGGAAAGAAAATGGGGGACTTTGCAAATGCTCCGATTTATTGTATAATTAATGGAGCCAGCCGGCATACGCAATGCGACATCGAAAATTTGAGGGATATAGCTCTTGAGAAAATTAGCTTACTTCCGGATGACGCTTGTGCCGAAATTCTTCTTATGTTAAAAGAAAACGGATTCTACAACTGAAATGAGGAGGCGAAAATTTGACATGAAACAGGCACCGAATATGTGGTTTTCAAACGCTAAAATTGTAAATGCAATAAATCTTTGTATGGAGATGATTGCAAAAGCTGGCCTTACCGAAAGCGACGCGGAATATGTTCCGGCATGCTTGTACCAGGCAATTAAGGCAAGCAACCAAATCAGCATGGGTAGAGCTGCTTTTTCCCCACAAAAATTTGAAGTCGAAGAAGAAGACGGTGGCTACAAAATTACCCCTCCGGAACTTGGGCCATTGCTTTTTCAATAACAACTGTGGCCACACCTTTTGAAATGGTTTCAATTACGGACAGGGATACCGATCCAATGGCGCCTAATACTTTTTTCGTCTTTGCCCAGTTCTTTTTTTCTTCGATCGATGCGATAAACTCGTGTCCTTTGGGAGTTACATAGTATATTTTCGGCGTGTCACCATGCCTAAAATTTTCAAGCGGGTCAAAGCGGAAATCAGATGCCAAATAACCGCTTTCGACAAGCTGGATAATATGATAAATTAGCTCTCCTGCATCGTATGAATTTAGCGGTGGGAGTTTACGCATTTCGCTTGCGTACAGGACATGGTAAGATGCCACTAATAAATTCCCGACCTCATCGGTTTTGATATATGTGTATTTTTCGCAAAATAACATAATATCTCGAATACAATCGGGATTTAGTTTCATAGGTTGCCTCCTGTAATTATTCCATTTCTTGTAGTTTTTTTGTGGCTTCGTTTATAATTGCAAGCAATGCGGCGCGATCATTAGTGGCGCTGATAAAATTTGATACAGCTTCCCTCCCGCCCTCGATCTCCGGATCGGGGGCTTTTTTTGCGCCCTGCGAAGCTGCGGGGGCATCGCCGTAAAGGAGATATTCAGAGGGAACGCCTAGAAATTCAGCAATTCGCTCTATCGTCTGTAATCTTGGCTTTGTTTTACCTGTGTTCCATTGCGAGTAGGACGCAGAAGTTAATGCGCATTTTTCGTAAAACTCTGCTTTTGTAATTCCCTTTTTAGCAAGCAAAGAATTTATTCTTATTACAATTGGCGATTTGTCCAAAGATACACCACCTAATTTAGCTAATTTTTAACTAGTAAAAATGCAAAGTTTTCGTTGACAAGCTAGTAATATTAAGTTATACTAGTTTTTGCAAAGGGCAATACAAAACCGAGCCCCCTGCACTTAGCGGACTGCGGAAAATATTAAGGGTTGTTGGCACTTCCATAATACCACAGTTTGCTAAGTTGTCAAGAAAAACTTAGTTTTTGTTGATTGCGGAGAGGAGGAAAAGGCGAAAAGAAAAACACCCGCAGTCCGTTTGCGGGCGTTTTCCTCCCAGATTTGTTACCAGAGTGCGCTGCACAGACTGTTCACCGGCAATCCTTAGCCGATGGCCAAGCCGTCATTCTTGCGGCTCGGAAATGCCAGTCTGACGAAAAACGGACTTCCGTTTCTGTGACGCACCGCTCACTTTGGCAGTTCTGGGGCAGCCTGACCCTATCGCATTGCGCCGGTACTTCGGTCTGGAACGGGCAAAGTCAAAAGGTTGGTCAAAAAGTCCACCTCCTTAAATTTGCCGCAAGGGCTAAAGGCAGTATAACAAATTCCCCCGCCACAGTCAACGAAAACTAAGTAAATGCAAACTGGAGGTGAAAGAATGAGTTTTCGCAGCGCTCGATTGGCCGCTGGTCTGAGTGTCAAGCAGGTAATCGAGAAACTAAAGGTGACGGATGCGGCGGTTTACATGTGGGAGACCGGCACACAGGCGCCGAGGGCCAGCCGTTTGCCGGAGATCGCCGAGCTGTACGGCTGCACGGTGGACGAGCTGTTGAAGAAGGAGGATGACAAATGATCGAAACCATGACGCTGCACCAGGCATCGAAGTATCTTAGAGATAAAGGCTTGAGCCTTTGTTCTGACACTCTGGCCGACGGTCTGGAGCAGGGCGTGTACCCTTTCGGTGTGTGCATCCGCACCGACCGCAGCCGGGTGTTTCAAATTTTTAAAAAGAAGCTGGATGCGTGGATTGCGGAGCGGGAGGAGTAAACATGGACGGTTACACATTGACGCTGGTCATCATCGGGGTCGCAACGGTCAGCTATTGGTTTGTGCGGCTGTTGGACAAGCTGGATAGACCCGGCAAGTGAGAATTTGGGAGGAATAAAGATGCAAAAACATTACTACGCCATCGTGGCTGAAAAGTACGGCATCCGGGTAGCTATGCGGTCGGAGTGCTATGTGGCCGAGGTGGGCGACCTGGTTAGCGGCAGCAACAAGGCAACCGTATATTCCGGGTGCAAGGTCATCACAGAGCCACACTTTGTTCTGTGCGGAAGCAGTGAGGATGATTTCCTGAACGCCCTGTATGCGGGGGATATTCCACAGGTTTCCAAGGTCACCCGGGATATTTGGAAGCTGGAGCCGGAAAAGGAGGATGCATCTGATGTGGACAACTGATCCGGTATGGGACGCGGAGTGTTACGCCGAAGAGCAGGACAGGCAGACCGACCGGCGCCCCGTGTGCGACTGCTGCGGGGAGCCGATCCAGGAGGATTCTGCATTGCATTACAAGGGCTTTTGGCTCTGTGGCGAGTGCGTCAGCAACAATGAGGAGTATATCGAGGAGGATTGGGAATGAGCGATGGCGGCGTATCGCGGTACATTAAGACATCCGTGGAGATTTACTTTCCGGAGGGCCATATGGCGTGTAACCTCTGCCCTCTGCTGGAAACATATTCCCGCAACCAGTGCAGGAGAACGGGCGAGTATCTGATGGACACAAGAATCATTGGTGCGCACTGCCCGCTGGAAATCATTGACGAGGAGGAAGAATTTTGAATATCTACGATAAAATCGCTGCGATTATGCAGGATGTCCAGTATCTTGCAAAGGACGATCATGTAGAGTTCGGCAGCACCAAGTACAAAGCCCTGAGTGAGGAGAAAGTCACATCCATCATGCGGGCGGAGCTGCTGAAACACAAACTGGTTGTATACCCCATCGCACAGACGGCCAACCGCACCGGCAACATCACCCATGTGGATGTGGTGTACCGGATGGTCAATGTGGAGGCCCCGGAGGAGTACATAGAGATTGCGTCTTGTGGGGACGGCGCAGACACGCAGGACAAGGGCAGCGGAAAGGCCATGACATACGCTTTCAAGTATATGTGGTTGCGGACATTTGCACTGCCCACCGGCGAGGATCCGGACAAGATTTCCTCCGCCGAACTGGACGAGAAAGAGCGGAACGCCGCACCTGTTTGTGAGCGGTGCGGAGCGGACATTGTGTCTGTAAGGAAGCGCAACGGCGAAATGTGGACGGTAAAGGATATGGTTAAGTATTCCAAGGGCCGCTACGGAGCGCAGATGTGCGCTGACTGCATGAAGGCTGCCAAGAAGGAGCAGGACAATGCTGCAGGCTGATGTGACCGCCGCCAGGTGGCAGCAGGACAGCGATGGGGCGTGGCTGTGCCTACGGGTACAGTCCCCCGCCTCTGCAATGACCATCTGTGATGAGCTGAAGCCGGACAAGCAGTATGTGGCGCAGATCAAGCGCAAGGGCAGGAGCCAGAACGCAAACAAATACTTTTGGGAACTTTGCGGGCGGTTGTCGGAAAGAGTTAGGATTCCGCCGAACGATATTTATCGGGAATACATCCGCGACATCGGAGGGAACTATTTCATTACCCCAGTCAAGGAGAGCCGGATTGAGGCGTGGAATAAGATATGGTGCTCCGGACATATAGGGAGGATGACAGAGGACTTAGGCCCATGTCGAAATACGGCAGGGTATAACAATATCCGCTCTTACATATCCAGCAGCGATTATGACACAGAGCAAATGTCCCGACTGATTGATATGGTGGTGCAGGATTGCAAGGCGGAGGGAATCGAGACGATGACGCCGCAGGAGCTGGATGCGCTGAAATCCCGCTGGGGCGAAGCCCAGCCGCTGGGGGGTGATAAAGGTGACTGACGAGAGACGGTGTTTCCTGTGCGGCAGAAATGGTGCAAGTGACCCGCTGGAGCGGCACCACATCTTCGGAGGCGCGTACCGCAACAAAAGCGAGAAATACGGCCTTGTGGTGTATCTCTGCGGCGATAAGTGCCACAGGAACGGTGGGAACGCTGTACACCGCAACGGAAATCAAATGCGCCTGCTGCGCCGATATGGTCAGTTAAAGGCCATGCGGGAGCAGGGCTGGACGGAAGATGACTTCCGGCGAGAATTCGGGAAAAGCTATTTGTAAGGAGGAAAAAGATGGTAAACAGAATGATTTTGCAGGGGCGGCTTTGCTCTGACCCCGAACGCAGAGCCACACAGAACGGGACAACGGTGTGCAGCTTCCGCATGGCGTGGAGCGAGAAGGTAAAGGACAGAGAAACAAAGCTGTTCCTCCCCTGTGTGGCATGGCAGGGAACGGCAGAGCTGATCTGCACCCACTTTGCCAAAGGCAAGGAGATCATCGTGGAGGGCAGGCTTTCCAGCCGGGACTATGAGGACAAGACCGGCAACAAGCGCTCCGTGGTGGAGCTGACTGCTGACAAGGTGCATTTCTGCGGCAGCAAGGACGCTGTACAGAAACCCACGCAGACCTTCACGGAGATTTCCGAGGACGACGGCGGCGACCTTCCGTTTTAAGGCGGTGTCACGATGGCAAGAAACTATGCTGCACTCCCCTATGACTATTTAGAGGAGATGGAAGCACTCAACGATGCAGAGTTCGGGCGGCTAACGCGGGCATTGCTGGTATACAGCATGACGGGAGAGCAGTTGGCGCTCTGTGGCAATGAGAGATTTTATGCCAAGCGCGTAATGGCGCAGGAGGATCGGTTTAAGGCGAGCTACGACGACATTTCTAACACCCGGCGCGAGGCGGGCAAGGCCGGAGCCGCCGCAAGATGGCAAAATGGCAAACGCATTTTTGCTAATGGCAAAAATGGCAAAGCCATAGTTGCTAATGGCAAAAATGGCAATACCGAAACCAATACCGAAACCAAAACCAATACCAATACCCAGCTATCTAACGATAGCAAGGGTGATATACGCGCGAAGCGCTTTACCCCGCCCACCTTTGCAGAGGTGCAGTCTTATGTGGCTGAACGCCATTCCCCGGTGGACCCGCAGGAATTTATTGATTTCTACGAGTCTAAGGGCTGGATGGTCGGCAAGACCCCCATGAAAAACTGGAAAGCGGCTTGCCGAAATGCCGAGAAGTGGGAAAGATGGGCAAAGACTGCCGATCCCAAGGAAAAGACACCGGACAATAGCCTGGCGGAGTTTATGCGATGGTAGGAGGGCGATGGAAGTGAAGCATTTAGGAGATATTTGCAAAATCAACGGCGCAGAAATTGAAATCGTGGATGTTATCACGGGCGGATCGCCGTGCCAGGATTTGAGCATTGCAGGAAAACGCGCCGGATTGGCCGGCGCAAGGAGCGGATTGTTCATGGAACAGATTCGCATCGTAAAGGAGATGAGAGAGCATGACAGAGCAAACGGAAGGACAGGTGACATGGTCAGACCTCGGTTTATGGTCTGGGAAAATGTGCCCGGAGCATTCTCAAGCAACAAAGGGCAAGACTTCGCGGCAGTCCTCGAAGAGATCATCCGCATCGCAGAGCCGGAAGCCCCCGATATTGATGTCCCTGAAAAAGGCTGGCCAACTTGGGGGGGGCTACCACGATGAAGTGGGAGGACGATGGAGCGTGGCTTGGCGAGTGCATGACGCGCAACACTGGGGAGTCCCCCAACGCCGCCGCCGTATCTCGGTTGTCGCAGATTTTGGAGGTGACACCGCAGGAGAAATACTCTTTGAGCGCAAAAGCGTGTCAAGGCATCCTGCGGAGAGCGGAACGGCGCGGGAAAGACTTGCCGGAGCTGCTCAAGACGGTGCTTCTTATGCAGTCCGAATCAGGGGGGGATGTGACGGAGGAGGAAAGGGAGCCTTAGTTCAGGAGGACAAGAGCGGAACGCTCGGCACCGGCAACGATCAGACGATTTTTTGCTTGGCCACACAGCAGGGCGGCGCGGAACTTCGGACGGACGACCGCGCACCCGCACTGACCGCTGCGGCGGGTATGAGCGGGAACAATCAGCCGGTAGTGGCGCTGGATATGTCTCACGCCTGCGACGTGATCCGCGACTGCGGCGAGGTTGCTCCCAGCCTGCAAGCAAGAATGGGGACGGGCGGCAATCAAGTGCCGCTGACATATCAGCAAACGACCGGGACGATTTCACCCGGCGCTCACGCTGGGAGCTACAACGGACAGGACGCATACAACGATATGCTGGTCGTATCGAGTGAAATCTCGCCTACGTTGAGGGCAAAGGCGAATGACCCATATCGCGAAGATATGGCGGCGTATATTGCAAGCGTCGATTGCCGGAACTTTTGCGAGGGCGGAGAAACAAACGGTACATTGCAAGCAAAAGAAAGCGGAGGGCAAAGCCTGAACCTGAATAATACGGTCCTGCAGAACATGGTGGTTCGCCGTCTGACCCCGTTGGAATGCGAACGCTTACAGGGATTCCCGGACGGATGGACAGATATTGGAGATTGGGTTAAAACAGATAAACGCGGGCGCAAAATAAAAGTAAAAGGAAGTGCGGACAGCCCGCGCTGCAAGGCACTGGGCAACTCCATCGCCCTGCCCTTTTGGGATTTCCTGGCAAAGCGTATTAGTGCGCAATATCTTCGCCCTGTTACGATGGGCAGCCTGTTTGACGGCATCGGCGGTTTTCCGCTGGTGTTTGAGCGGCACAACGGAAAAGGATCGGCGCGCTGGGCAAGCGAGATCGAGGAATTTCCTATCGCCGTGACGAAACTGAGATTTGGGGAGGATTGACATGACCACATTACGCATGATTCCCGGCATTACATACACCCGGAAAAATCTTGAAGTACTGACCGGGATGCCGGACAGAGAGAACCGGCGAATGATCCGAGCCCAGCGGCGGCAGGGGGTGCCCATTGTGGCGCTGAAGGACGGCGGATACCGCCTTGCCGAGACAGACGAGGACAAGAAGGCACTGCTGGACATGTACCGCAAGCGGGCTCAGGACGAGCTGGACACATACCGCCTCCTTGCCAAATCGATGCAGGTGGATGGGCAGATGACCGTGGAGGAGCTGCTGGACGGATTGGCGGTGTAATATGACAATCTACATGCGAGTAAGCCGGGACAAGTACGAGCTTCCGGATGCCGTTTCGGAATCTATTATCGAGCTGGCCAACATTTGCGGCGTCAGCTGGCGGACGATCTACCGGGCCGTGTACGGCTGCAGGCGTACAAAAGGACGGCCCAAGTATGTGGCCGTACCAATAGGGGAGGGAGACGATGATTGAGATAACGGTGCCGCTGGCACCCGTCACAAAGAAAAACTCTATGCGGATTGTGCGCAACAGAAAAACGGGGAAGCGGCGTATCATGCCGTCCCAGCCGTATATGGACTACGAGTCGGAAGCTGTATGGCACTGCAAAAAGGCCAGAGTGCAGCGTCCCATTGAGGAGCCTGTGGAGGTCAAATGCCTGTTTTATATGCCTACCCGGCGGCGAGTGGATTTGACAAATCTGCTGGAATCCATCGACGATGTGTTGGTAAGGGCCGGTGTACTTCTGGACGACCACAGCGGCATTATCGTTAGCCACGACGGGAGTCGGGTGCTGTACGACAAGGATAACCCACGGACGGAGGTATTTATTCGGGAGATGAAGTGCGCAGATGGGACAACCTGAGATGCGCGTATGTAAGCGCTGCGGCATGGAAAAGCCAATCACAAACTACAACAAAAAAGATACCAACAAGTGGAGGACAACTTGCAAACAGTGTGATGCAATCGCCAGAAAGATGCGCCGGATAAGAGAAAAGAGGCTCACAAACCAAAACAACACGGAAAGCAAGGGAACGCTTTGTTGGAGATGCAAAAAAGCTGTTGGGCGCTGCGCCTGGACAGAGCTGGATAGCTCCAAAAAGGTACGCTTTGAGCCGGTGCCTGGGTGGGTGGCGGTAAAATCGCTCGGCATACCAGGCCGCAAGTCAGAGTCTTACTTGGTGCTAAGTTGCCCAGAGTTTGAGGCGGACGAAAGGAGGCCGGGCGAGTGAATGATTTTAATTACGACTGCATGCAGAAAAAACGCATAGCGAGGGGCGCATTTGCTCACATCAACAGAAAACGTGGTGGGTGCTCGCTCCCCAGCGACACCCTCACCGAAAAGCAGAGGAAGGAGAAAAACGGAGAAGTGAAAAGCTATAATATCACGCGGCCTATGCCGTGGCGGGAATTTAAGCCTATGCCGGAGGATCTGAAACGCGAGTTTTTCCGCAACATGCAATCTTTCGGTGGTACGGCCAGATGGCTGGCGGAGGAAATGAACGTTTGTGATGCAACGATACGCCGCGAGGCGGAATTAGTAGGTGCGCCATTCCGGCGCGGTGGCCGGAACGGAAAAATGTGGCAGAGCAAAGTTGCAGAGTGGGCTAATGCGGATGCGGTGACCGTACATACGGCAGATGCGCAGGTTGAGGGGGGGCACGTCACCGCCGATGTACCGGAAGGCAAAAAACCACAGGTGGGAGCTAAGCTGCTGCATGCCCGGCTGGAGATGAACGGTGACCGGGAATCCCTGCTTGCAAACCTACGGGTATTGCTGCCGGATGAAGGGCAGGTGACGGTGGAATGGTGAAAAGAAGCGTGTTAATCGCGGCGCTGCTTGTAGCAATCTTGGGGGCCTTGGGCATTGCGTCTGCCACAGAGGACAGCGGGCAAACGCCGGAGACTGTAGTTGTGCCGCCGTGGGTGGTTCTGCCCCGCGATGAGCCGCAGGAGACCCAGGAGACGCGGACGTGCGTATTTACCGTCACTGCGTACTGCCCCTGTGAAAAATGCTGTGGGGCGTACGCAAATGGCTACACAGCCACCGGCGCAAAAGCCACCCAGGGCGTGACGATTGCCGCAGACCCAGATGTGCTGCCGATGGGTACGGAAATCGAACTGGACGGCCATACATACACCGTGCAGGACACAGGCGGAGCCATTGCCGGGAATCGGCTGGATCTGTATTTTGACAGCCACGAGGATGCCTTGCAATGGGGTGTGCGGGAAAAGATCGTGAGGTGGGCCGAATGAAAAGCCCATGCGTAAAAGAGTGCCCGGACAGGCTCCCCGGCGGGGCCTGCCGGAAGGCTTGCGAGGCTTTCCGGGAATATGAGACCCAGCGGCTGGAGGAAAAGCCCTGGGTGGATCAAGCCAATACCGTCGCCCGGGAGCGCTATGTGCGGCAGAGCGCGAGGTTTGCAAAGGCTGGGAAACGACATATGAGATAGGAGGTGGAGTGACATGGAAAATCTGCTGCAAAACATCGCCAGCGGACTGTGGATTGTGTTAGGCGTGTACTGTTTCTTCGGGATAAGGATGTGGAACAAGCGGTTCAGCGAGCTGTATGACGAACTGAAAGGGGATGGGAACGAATGAGTAAGGCTGTTATGCTGAGCATCCGCCCGAAGTGGTGCGAAAAGATTGCCAGCGGTGAAAAGACCATCGAAGTCAGAAAAACTAAGCCGAAGCTGGAAACACCGTTTAAGTGCTATATCTACTGCTCGAAAAGTGGCGATGCGCGTAGACTTGTCGGGGAGCGCGGTAAGGTCATCGGCGAGTTTACCTGTGAGCGGATTTACGAAATTGGTAAGCGTGGAATACCTGAAAATTTCGATTATTGTTACCTCTCGCTCAACGAATGGGGTAATGACGATATTGAAACCGAAATCAAAGCCATATCCGCGTCGTGTGTTTCAAAAGAAAAACTCAACGCTTATGGGGCCAAAGCGCCGTTTCTCTATGGTTGGCACATCTCCGACCTTAAAATCTACGATAAGCCGCGAGAGTTACGAGAGTTCAAGAAAAACAACCGCGACTGTTTTTATGCTGATCTTGGGCTTGCAAAAAGAGACTGCCCTGATTGCAAAAATTCAGGATGCTTTTTAGAGCGACCGCCCCAAAGCTGGTGCTATGTGGAGGCAATGTGATGGGACGGCTGTGGGATTACTGCGCGTTCTGCGGAAAGCGCATCGAAACGGGAGAAATGTGCTACGGTTTGCCAAACGGAGAGTGCGTATGCACAGATTGCTGTGTTGCAGAAAACGAGGGCACGGCTGTATCCGACGGGGAGAAAGAACAGGAGGACGACAATGGCTGAATACGGACTTAAACCTTGCCCGTTCTGCGGAGACAAGGGCATTATGCAGAGAAACGGTCACTGCTTTCGGGTATGCTGCCCAAATAGAGACTGTCCAATCGAACCGAGAACACATTGGTTTTTGAATCATCTATTAGCAATCGAAGCATGGAATAGGAGGGCTGACAATGGCTGAATACATTGAGCGAGAAGCTGCGATTGACGCAATAATGAAGGTGTACGTCAGAACTGCCGGGCACAAGGCGAGAGAACGCGTTTTTGAGGCAGAAGAAGCAGTACACCGATTGCCAGTCGCCGATGTGGCCCCGGTGGTGCATGGGCGGTGGACGCATCTTGGCGGGGACGAGTGGTGTTGCTCTGCGTGCGGCTTTGTTATCTCCACTGAGGGCAGTTGGGAAAAGCCTGACAAAAAATACTGCGAGAACTGCGGTGCGAAGATGGACGGAGGTGACAACGATGCGGCTGATTGATGCGGATGCGGTGAAATTCAATTTTCAGTACGGCCGTGACGATAACGGCATTCTACTTGTACCATATAGAGACGCAAAAAAGCTGATTGAAGCGGCAAAAACTGTGGACGCTGTGCCGGTGGTACGGTGTAAGGAGTGTAAGTGGGCAGGCGGCGATTTTGTGTGCTACCGGGGTGTGATGGTACAGCACAAGCCGGGGGACTTCTGCTCCTACGGCGAACGGAAGGACGGTGAAACCGATGCTTGATGACTGCAAATGGATGCAGGACGAAATATGCTTCAATGCGGATTGCCCAGCGTGCGCGGACTATTGCCCGGTGGCCAATTATCCCGGCGTGTGCCGGTTCGAGGATAGAGGTGACTGCGATGCTCAAGAGAGTTAATGGGAAGCCGGTGCCAAATAATCCGGCCAAGGCATACGAGCTGGGCCGCCTGGATGGCACCAAACAATGCATGGACAATGTTTCCTGCGTGCTGCTGGACAAGTGCGGATTCCATGTGCGGGAGGAGACGACGGACGAGCACGACACCCGTAGTCTGGAATACTTACAGCAATGCCTTGTGGAGCTGGTGGAGGCAAAAAACAACGGATATATCAAGATGGCGGACATAGAAAAGGCCCTGCGGGGCGAATATAAGATGGTAAACAGCGCGGAGTAAAGGAGGGGAAATGAGCAAAAAGGCGACACTGCCTTATGACGTGCGGTTGGAGTGCATTGCTTATGTGCGTGGGTATCCGCGCCGGGTGCGGGCGTATCGCGAGGCACGGGCGGAGATACTGGACGGGACGCATAGCGCCACAGAGGGCATGCCAACTGGATCGGGCGCTGGTAGGCCTGCCGAGAGCAAGGCGGAGCAGCTTGCAGCCATAGAGAACTGGCCGGAGACGCAGAAGATGCTGGCGGTGGAATACGCTATAGACCGTTGCGGCAGAGATATCGGAAGCGATACAATCCGGCGGCAGCTAATATATGGCATTATGCGCAACTGCCAAGGCAAGCACAAGTATGCCCGTAATCGGATCGTGATCCCGGGGATCAGCGAGAGGACATTCAGTCGGAGGAAGGAGCAATTTTTGATGGATGTGGCAAAATACAGTGGTCTTTACACAAAAGATGGCACAAATTCCACTTAATGATGTGCTACAATAGGTACAGTGGATGATAGGACATGGTCATTCACGCGATTTCCCAATCATCACTTTTCCTCCCTTCTATGCGCCGCCGGTATTGGGCGCACCTTCTGGCACCGAAAGGTCATACCGGCACAAACAGCCTGTAGGGAAACCTATGGGCTGTTGTTATATGCCGTGCGCTCGTTGCACCCCACGATCCGGGGCGGGAGGTCGCACCTCCCACACGGCACCAACAGGACCCCTCGCACCTCTCAACGATGTGACCCAGAGGGGACATTTAGGGGCGAATGTTCCAAGGCTGGCGAGGCGGTCTCCAAAACCGCTTGGGTGGGTTCGATTCCCAACCGTCCCTGCCATAGGCTGGGTAGCACCCGGACAATGTGAGACCGTTCGTCGTGGCTCACATGGAAATGACAATGCTCGCTGAAAACTGCGCTTGTCTTGATGCGTCAAGGCCGGCTTGACCAGACGGAATAGGGGCTACGACTTTTCGGAGCGTAGTTGCCGGTAGCGTGTGACAATCTAAGCGGGAAGACGGCCAATATGCGGCGCCCAGATGGGATAGAGAAGGGATGGCTATAGACAACATCCCAAATCTTGCGTGGCTCAAAACCGCGCCGCCGCTCCAAAAGCGGAGAGCCGCTGCCGTGGGCAAATGGCATAGCGCCTGCCCGGAAGTGCGGCTATACCGTTCAAAAGTGGACGGGGAAAAGACATTGCCCCCTGCGGGCAAACTGTGTAACCCATGTTTGAGAGCTTCCAGAAGGCCGCATGGGAGGGGAAAGACTGTTACTGTAGCCAAGGGGTGGGGGCTGGTGACAAACAAGGAGGAAAGCATGGAAATCACAAAACGGCGGCTTGCAGATATTGTGCCGTATGCCGGCAACGCAAAAAAGCATGATAAACGGCAAATCAGCAACGTTGCGGAGAGCATCAAGCAGTACGGCTTTGTGCAGCCGATTGTGATTGACCGTGACGGCGTGATCGTAATCGGCCACTGCCGCGCTCTGGCGGCAAAGAAGCTGGGCATGGAAGAAGTGCCCTGTGTCTGCGTGGACGATCTGACACCGGAGCAGGTGAACGCCCTGCGGCTGGTAGATAACAAGAGCAACGAGAGCGATTGGGACTTTGACCTGCTGGCCGATGAACTGCCAGGGCTTGACCTGTCGGCTTTTGACTTTGATTGGGGTCTGCGTGATGAACTCGACACGTCAGTGGTAGAGGACAACTACGATCCTGTTTTACCGGCAGAGCCGAAGAGCAAACTTGGCGATGTGTACCAGCTTGGAGACCATCGCCTTATGTGCGGAGACAGCACGTCTTTGACAGACGTACAGAAGCTCGTGGGGGGGGCACAAATGGATTTGCTGCTCACAGACCCCCCATACAATGTGGACTATCAGGGCACCGCCGGGAAGATTAAGAACGACAATATGGAGGATACGGCCTTCAGGCGTTTCCTGACGGATGCATTCTCCAATGCGGCGATGGTCATGAAGCCCGGCGCTCCGTTCTACATCTGGCATGCAGACAGCGAGGGGTATAACTTTCGCGGTGCGTGCAGAGATGCGATGCTGCGTGTCAGGCAGTGCCTGATCTGGGTGAAGAACTCCCTTGTGATGGGGAGACAGGATTTTCAGTGGAAACATGAGCCTTGCCTGTATGGTGAAAGCGAGATTGAAGAGGAAGCGCACGAACCTTGCCTGTACGGATGGACGGAAGGGAAGAAGCATTATTTCTTCAAGAACCGCAGGCAGACAACCGTGTTGAATTTTGATAAGCCTGTCAAATCTGCGGAGCATCCGACCATGAAGCCGATTAAGCTGTTTGATTACCAGATGCAGTGCTCCAGTAAGCCGGGGGAGAATGTGCTTGACCTGTTCGCTGGATCTGGAACAACGATTATGGCGGCGGAGCAGAATGGCAGACACGCTTTCTGCATGGAGTACGATCCGAAGTATGCCGATGTCATTGTTGACCGGTGGGAGAAGTTTACCGGAGAAAAGGCGGTGCTTCTGCATGACGATTGAAGAGGCGCGGGCGATCATCGAAAAAACAAGCAGCCCGCACCTAAAGCGGGACATGGAGAAGTTTATTAAACGCCAGCAGAGAAAGGAGGGCGCGTATGGCAAGGCCAAGAAAGGAAATAGACCAGAAGCAGTTCGAGAACCTCTGCGGCCTGCAATGCACGCTTGAGGAAATCTGCGGCTGGTTTGATGTGACCGATAAAACATTGGATAGTTGGTGTAAACGCACCTATCATGCCAGTTTTTCCGAGGTATTTAGGCAAAAGCGAGGAGCGGGGAAAATTTCGCTGCGGAGAAGTCAGTGGCGATTGGCTGAAAAAAACGCTACAATGGCGATCTTCCTCGGCAAACAGTTTTTGGGGCAGCGTGACAGCGTGGATGTGGCAGTGACGGACGCAAAGGGCATTGCATTGGACGAGCTGGAGAAGATGGTGATGCAGAATGACGCGGATACAAGCGGCGGAACTGCTGATACATAACCCCATCGCGTTTGGCCATGCTGTTGGGTTTGATAAGCTGGGCGCGCTGCACAACGCATGGATACAGAATATGGTGCGCGGGAGTGAGGACAAGACCCTGCAGGCGCACCGTGGCAGCTATAAAACAACGTGCGTTTCGATTGCGCTGGCGGAGATCATCGTCCTTCTGCCGAATCTCAAAACGCTGTTTATGCGAAAAACGGATGCGGACGTGAAAGAGGTTGTGCGACAGGTGCGGAATCTGCTGCTATCGCCATACATGGAGGCGCTGTGCGAGAAGATCCACGGGAAACCGCTGATCCTGACAACGGTATCCGCGACGGAGATTTCTACGAATCTGGCAGCGGACAACAAGGGCACGAGCCAGCTTGTGGCGTGCGGCGTGAACGGGTCTTTGACCGGCAAGCATTTCGACCGCATATTCACGGACGATATTGTAAACGTACAGGACCGCATTTCCCGCGCAGAGCGAGACCATACAAAAACAATCTATCAGGAGTTGCAAAACATCCGCAATCGTGGCGGACGCATTTTCAATACCGGAACGCCCTGGCATAAGGAAGACGCATTTTCCATGATGCCGAATATCGAGAAGCACGATTGCTATTCAACCGGGCTGATCTCTGGGGATGAATTGCAAGCCATTAAATCGTCTATGACGTCATCCCTGTTTGCGGCAAACTACGAGCTGCGGCATATTGCCAGTGACGATGTGATCTTTGACACGCCGCAAATAAGCGCGGAGCCTTGCCTTGCAGAGCAGGGCATTTGCCATATCGACGCGGCATACGGCGGCGATGACTACACGGCGTTCACGATCGCCCGGAAGAAGGGAACAACATATTACCTCTATGGGCGGCTTTGGCACAAGCATGTGGACAATTGCATGGATGAAATTATCCGGCTTCGGAAGTCCTTCAATGCTGGGGAGATTTACTGCGAGACCAACGCCGACAAAGGCTATTTAGCAAAGGCGCTGCGTGCGAAGGGCGAACGGGCCGTTACCTATCACGAAAACATGAACAAATTCCTTAAAATCACAAGCTATCTCAAGGCGGAATGGCGCAATGTGGTTTTTGTGGCCGGTACGGATGATGCGTATATCGACCAGATTTGCGATTACAACGAGAACGTGGAGCATGATGACGCGCCGGACAGCGCGGCCAGCATCGTAAAGCGGTTGTGGAACAAACGCGACAGTTCTGATTATGTTTCCATTCTGAGATAAGGGGTGAGCGGAGATTAAGACTTATAATGACCTTGTGGCGGTGGGCGAGGACGAAAAGGCGCGGATGGAGTTTATCCGCAGTGCGATCAACGAGCACCGCGAATCCCACGCATATAAGACGGCGGCGGATGCGGAGGAATACTATAACGGCCTGAATCCGACTATCAACCGCTATGAAAAGATCATCTACGATATGCAGGGCCGCGCCCACACGGATATGTGGACGGCAAACCATAAGCTGGCCAGCCGGTTTTTTGGCCTGGCGGTGGATCAGGAGGTTTCCTATCTGCTGGGTAACGGCGTAACCTTTGCGGAGAAGGAAACGCCGAACAAGCTATGCCCGGACTTCGATCAGGAAGTCATGGATGCAGCGCGTGAGGCGAAAATTGCGGGCGTGTCCTTCGGTTTCTGGGATTTGACGCATTTGCGTGTGTTCTCCCTGCTTGAGTTCGTCCCCCTCTATGATGAAGAGGACGGCGCGATGAAAGCCGGTATCCGGTTCTGGCAAGTTGCGCCGGACAAGCCCTTGAGAGCGACGCTGTATGAGATCGACGGCTTTACCGAGTATTTCCAGCCCAGCGGCGAGGATATGGCCGTCATGCAGCCAAAGCGCAGCTATAAGCTGATCGAGCGCAAGGCGGAGGTTGGCGCAACTGAAATCTACGACGGCGGGAACTATCCGAGTTTCCCCATCGTCCCGCTGAAAAACAACAAGCGGTGTCTCTCCGAGATTGTCGGCAAGCGCAACACCATTGACGCGCTGGATTTGGCGTCCTCTAACATGGTCAACAACGTGGACGAGGGAAACCTGATCTATTGGGTGCTGTCCAACTGCAACGGCATGGATGATCTCGACGATGCGAAATTTGTGGAGCGATTGAAAACCACTCATGTCGCCCACGCCAACGGCGATGATGGCGCGAAGGTGGAGAGCAAAACCATCGAGGCACCGTATGAGGGCACGAGCAGCACCATTGATATGCTCAAGAAAAAGCTGTACGAGGATTTCCAGTGCTTTGACGCGGCGGCGGTATCTGCCGGCAACCAGACGGCGACCGCGATCAAGGCAAGCTATGTGCCGCTGGATTTGAAAACGGACAAGTTTGAATCCGAGGTCACGCGGTTTATTGTGGAAATACTGCGTCTGGCAGGAATTGAGGACCAGCCCAGCTACACGCGCAATCAGATCATTAACAAGAGCGAGGAAACGCAGAACATCCTTCTGGGTGCGGCGTATTACGATGACGAATACATCACAAAGAAGCTGCTGACCATCAACGGCGACATTGACCAGTACGAGGACATGGCAAAGCGGAAGGCTGCAGAAGAGATTGACCGGAGCTTTGCGGAACCGGATGCGCCGGAGGTGAACGGCGATGGCGAACAGTGACCTCGGACACAAGCTGACCGATAAGGAGCTTGCGAATCTGGAACGTCGTATTGCAACGCTATACCGCGAGGCGGGGGAAGAACTGCAAGCTACCATCGACGCATACTTTGAGCAGTTCAATCAGCGTGACGAGGAAATGAAAGCGCTGATCGGCACTGTGCAGAACGGCAAGGAATGGACGGAGGCTGACTATAAGCAATGGCGGCTAAACCAGATCGGGCGCGGAGAACGCTATCAAGCTATGCGGGACAAGGTGGCGCACCGCATGACCGATGCAAACGCTGTGGCGGTGTCCTACACCAACGATGCTACGCCCGGTATCTACTCCCTCAACCGCAACTATTCGGCGTACACCATCGAGCAGGTCGTGGGCAACGTCGGCTTTGACCTGTGGGACGAGCAGACGGTTAAACGCCTGATCGCGGAGCAACCGGAGTTGATGCCGTACTATCCAAAGGGCAGAGCGCTGAAACGCGGGATTGATCTCGCATACGGCAAGAAGCAAATTACGGCCAGTGTCACCAGCTCCATCTTGCAGGGAAAGAGCATCAAGCACATGGCGGATGACCTGCAAAAGCGCATTACCACCATGAGCCGCGATTCCGCCATTCGCACGGCCAGAACCGCCGTGACCGGCGCGCAGAACGCCGGACGCATGGACAGCTACGCGGCGGCGGAAAAGATGGGTATCAAGCTCAAGCGGGAATGGGTGGCGACGCTGGACGGCCGCACCCGCCACGCCCACGCAATGCTGGATGGCCAGCGGGCCGAAATAGACAAGCCGTTTAAGATCGATGGATACGAGATAATGTACCCCGGCGACGCTTCCGCGCCCGGTTACCTCGTGTATAACTGCCGCTGCACGCTGGTGGCTGACGTGGAAGGGGTGGACACCTCTGACGCATTGAGACGCACGCGGGATGGGCTGATCCCGGATATGACCTATGCACAGTGGAAAGACTTTAAAACTGCGTCGCATAGTAGTATAATAAAGGCAAACAATAGCTGGAAGGTCATAGCCGACCCGATCACGCGAGCAACAATAGACAGCATACCTAAAATTGTACCGCAGGGCTTTACCAATGAAATGGCAGACCGATTGCAAGAGGCATATCAAAAAATATTGACCGAGGCAATGGCGCAGGAAGACATTCAGACCGAAGTGGGAGCGGTATTCAACATGCGGATGGAAAGAACTGCGGAAGTCACGGTCGGTAAGCGCAATCACATTAGTTTGCTGCCCCCGAATGAGCCGTACATATCGATCCATAGCCACCCGGATAGCCTAATATTTTCCGCGAAAGACTTGCAGACATTCTCTGCAAATTTGGATATGCAGATGATGTCAGTGGTGGGGCATGATGGAACGATTTACATCTTGCAGCGCACGGATGATTATGACGGATTCTTGTTTTTGAAAGATTTTTCGGAAGTGCAGAAGAAATTAAAGCGGCTGGCAGAAGAGAACAAGCCGAATGAATATGTATCTGAAATAACAAGCTTTTTAGAGAGGAGCGAAAAATATGGCACACATTTTGACAGATACAGAACGTGAGGAGCTATTGGAGTATCTAAAGCATCATGAGCCATATGACGAAAATGATCCCATAGTGCATCAGTTTGACGGCGAGCGTGATGACGACCGCATGATGGCGACCATTGCCAAGAAAATATTGGAGACACAGGGGAGACAGTCCTAAACGCGTTAAAAAATGGGTGAGCTATGAACATTGAGATCCACGACAACAGCAAAGAGGTATCCGCCGCGATCCAGGCGGCGCTGGTGCGGGGGCTGGAAAAGTGTGGGCTTGTGGCAGAGGGGTACGCAAAGAAACTTTGTCCCGTTGATACCGGCAATCTGCGCAACAGCATCACGCATGTGGTAGATAAGGAAGAGCCGGCGGTGTATATCGGCACAAACAGCGAATACGGCCCGTATGTAGAGCTGGGCACCGGCATTTACGCCGAGGGCGGCGGCGGACGGCCTACGCCGTGGGTGTATAAGGATGCAAAGGGGAACTGGCATTACACGCGAGGCAACAAAGCGCAGCCGTTTTTAAAACCCGCAGCGGCAGACCATGCCATCCAATACCGGAAGATATTGGAGGACGAACTGAAATAGGAGCTAACTGCTTACAAATTGTAGGCAGTTGGCTCTTTTTGTTAATTACCGCAAGGGACAGCGGTTTTTATAAAACTATCGTTTCCGAAGGAGCGGAACCGAAGAAAAGGAGATAGTGTCATGGCACTTACACGAAAACTTTTGAAGGGTATGGGGCTCACCGATGAGCAGGTGGATACCATCATCGAGGCGCATACCGACACCGTGGACGGCTTGAAAGCTGATGTCAGCAAGTATAAGGCGGACGCGGAGAAGCTGCCCAGCGTCCAGAAGCAGTTGGACGATCTCAAGGCGGCAGGTGACAACGGCTATCAGGAGAAGTACGAGAAAGAGCACAAGGCTTTTGAGGACTTCAAGGCCAATGTCACGGCAAAGGAGAGCAAGGCGGCAAAGGAAAAGGCCGTGCGCGCTTACTTTGAGAGCAAAAACATCACCGGCGCGAATCTCGACCTTGCGATGCGGGGCTGCGGCGAGGAAATGGCCGCATTGGAGATGGACGGCGAGAAGATCAAGGACACCAAGATCCTTGATGCACTCGTAGACGGCACCTACAAGGGGCTTGTCTCCACCACGCAGACGCACGGGGCGAATCCCGCCAACCCCCCGGCAAACACCGGCGGCGCAAAATCCCGAGAGGACATCTACAAGAAGGACGATAAGGGCCGCTATGTGATGTCTACGGCGGAGCGCCAAAAAGCACTTGCCGATCTGATGGCAAGCGAAAACAACTGATTTTTTGAAAGGAGCTATTTATGGCTGCGAAAACTAACGTAACAACTTCTGCCCAGTTTACCACTTCCGCCCGTGAGGTGGATTTCGTGTCCCGCTTCGCTGATAACTGGGACGCACTGCGGAACATCATGGGCATCATGCGTCCCATCCGCAAGGCCCCCGGCACGAAGCTGGTTTCTTACAAGGCCAGCGTGGACGGCGGTCTAAAGGGCGGCACCGTGGCTGAGGGTGACGAGATCCCCTTCACCAAAATGAAGGTGGAGCCTGTCGCCTACGACGACATCGACATTTCCAAGTATGCCAAGAGCGTGACTATCGAGAGCGTGGCGAAGTACGGCGCTGATGTTGCCGTGGAGAAGACCGACGAGGCGTTCCTCGTGGCCCTGCAGAACAAGGTTTTGACTGACTTCTACACCTTCCTCGGCACCGGCACGCTCAAGGTAACGGAAAAGACCTGGCAGCGCGCTCTTGCGATGGCAAAGGGCAAAGTGCTGGACAAGTTTGCCGGTCTCGACAAGGACGTGACCGAGGTGGTGGGCTTTGCCAACATCATCGACGCTTACGATTACCTGGGCGACAAGGAGATCACCGTGCAGACGATGTTCGGAATCAACTACGTGGAGAACTTCATGGGCTACCGCACTCTGTTCCTGCTGCCCGAGAAGTACATCGCCTCCAAGAAGGTGATCGCTTTGCCCGTGGAAAACATCGACCTGTACTATGTGGACCCGAGCGACAGCGACTTTGCCAAGCTGGGGCTGAATTACACCGTGAAGGGCGAGACAAACCTGATCGGCGTCCATGTCGACGGCGATTACAGCCGCGCCACGGGCGATATGTACGCCATCATGGGCATGAAGCTGTGGGCTGAGTATCTGGACGGCATTGCCGTAGCTACCGTTTCGGTGGCCGGCGCGGGCTAAATAGGAGGGCAGCGTGATGCTTGAACAAGTCTTACGGCATTTGAACAACTGGTTCCTTGTGGAGATTCACGAGGGCACGTTCACCGTGGAGAACGGCAGCATTGCGCTGCCTTTTCTTCTGGCCAATCAATATTTCCGTATCTGCGGATCCGTATTTAACGATGGCCTGCACCAGTACCCGGCGACCGACCTTACGGATGAAACCTTTACAGGGATGGTGTGGGTGTTGGCTGTGCCAAAGGCTGTAGTTGCACTTGCCGAAGATATCGCCGCGTGGGAAGAAAAGAACGGTGAAGCCGTTTTAAGCCCGTACACGAGCGAAAGCTTCGGCGGGTACAGTTACACCAAGGCGAGCGGCGGAAATGCCGACACGAGCGCTGGGACGGGCTGGCAGGGCGCTTTTAAAGGCCGATTAAATGACTGGCGCAAGCTCAAGGGGGTGGAACCGTGACTTTACTGGACGATTTTGCCCACAAGTGCATTCTGATGGAGAAAAAGCGCACGCCTGATGGCGCGGGCGGCTACATCACTGCGTGGGAAGAGGGCGCGGAGTTCCTCAATTACCAGTCTCTTGACACATCGATGGAGGCGCGAAAAGCGGAAAAGGACGGCGTTACCTCGGTATATTCCGCACTGGTCAATCAGAGCGTTCCCATCGAGTACAACGATTATTTCCGCGATACGGAAACGGGAATTACCTATCGTGTGACCTCAAATCCCGAGGAAAAGGCTGCGCCGAGGTCTGCGGGCGCAATCATTAAGGCACTGAAATTCTTCACTGCGGAGCGAAAGGAGCTGCCGAAATGACAAAGGACAAGGCGCTCCATGCGTGGTTTTCCCAATTCCTCCCGTCGTATCCGACCTCGAATGTGCCGGAGGACGCGACCTTCCCGTGGCTGACCTATGAGCTTATCACAGGATCATGGGAGAGCGGCGAGACCGCGCTGACGGTCAACCTCTGGTATTACACCGAGAGCGAAGCGTTGCCCAACGCAAAGGCACAAGAAATCAGCGACGCAATCGGCATGGGCGGCTGTATGGTCGCCTATGACGGCGGAGCAATGTGGATCAAGCGTGGCTCCCCGTGGTGTCAGAACATCGCGGACGAAAGCGATAAAAACATCAAGCGAAGGTATCTCAACATCACGGTGGAATACCTATCGCAAAACTGATGAAAGGAAGAAAATATGAAATTCACAAAAATTCCCTCTGATGCATTTCAGAAGCTCCAGATAAACGCCGGTATTCTGACTACCGATTTTACCCCGGCCACCGGCACCATCGGGGAATCGGGGCAGATTGGCGCGACGACCGGCGGCATTAGCTTTACCGCAACGCCCACCTATAAGGACTATGGAGAGGACATCGACAACTGTCCAAAGAACATGAAGGAACTGAAACGGGTGGATTCCTGGGAGGCGAAGATTGCGGGTACGTTCATTAACGCAGACACCAAGATTGCAAAGAGCCTTTGCGGTGCTGCCGATGTGGGTACCAGCGATGGGAAGGTCACGCCTCGGAACGATCTGTCGGACGCTGACTTTGCCGACATCTGGCTGGTGGGCGACTACTCCGACAAGAACGGCGATAAAAATGGCGGCTTCATCGCCATCCACCTGATGAACGCACTGTCCACCGGCGGCTTCCAGCTGAAGACCAGCGACAAGGCGAAGGGGCAGTTCGCGTTTGAGTATACGGCCCACTACTCCATGAGCGCACAGGACACTGTGCCATTTGAGATCTACATCAAGGCCGGTACGGCGGAGGAGTAACACCATGAAACTGTCAAAAATTAAAGGGGAGCGAGTGTTTGATGTTATCGCAGACATTATCGATCCTATTGCCAACATAGCCGAGGACAAAGAAGCCGCAGCGTTGTTTCAGCGTCAGAAGCTCCCGGATGGCGTAAATGCAAAGGACTTTGTATTGGCAAGGGTTAAGAAATCTGCTCCGTTGCTTTTGCGTGGACACAAGAAAGATCTGATCGCAATTTTGGCGGCTGTGGAAGGCGTGCCTGCAAAAAAATATGCCGCTGGGCTGACGCTTGCCAAGTTGCTGGTTGATGTTACTGAGCTTATGACGGACGATGCCTTTGCGGACCTTTTTACATCTGCGCAGACCGAGACGGCAGAAACGCCGTCCGGCTCTGTGCAGGAGAATATCGTGGAAGGCAAAGAGTAAAGCCATTTCTGTCATACTGTGTAGCGCGGTACAAGCAGGATGCAGAAGAAAAAGCATATCGAATTTATTCTGCTGACCTGCTTAAAGCAATATGCGAGCGATGCGCGGGCGTTTCAATCGATAAGCGATACATTGAAATTATAGATGTGAGCAAAAAAGACAATCGCTCATGTGAAGAAATCACCAGCGATATTGTCAATCGTTGCGGGTTACAAGTTAAAAAAGCCGCCCCGTAAAGGGGCGGCGGGCGAATATGCGTTACTTGAGGACATAATCAGAAATCATTCTTCCGATTTTCCCGATGTCTGTGCCTCCCTTAAACTCAAACTTTGCGACATAACCATTGGAGAATGTCAGAACAAGTTCGCTATCCGGGATGATTTCGGCAAAGCCTGGGGTTTGCACGGAGAAAAACTGCACTTTCGAATAGGGCATAGAGCTGAAGGACTTGCGCTTTCCTGTAATCCCCTGTACATCAACCGATATGACTCGCTTGTTAGTAAAAATCAGCTGGTCGCGTACGGTCTTAAATGCGGCAGCGATTTCTTCCCCGTCAATCAACAAGCCATTCACTTCACCACGCACATCGGAAACGGGAATCGGCTTTAAGTCCCAAGCAGAATCTTTGTTAAAACTTATCATAAATAATCCCTCCTTGCCGATATCATACCATGCTATCAATGGAATGTCACGAATAATTTTCAGAATTTACAAAGAGAGCGAGGTGAACACATGAATCTACTTGATTTGTTTGTAAAAATTTCCGTAGATTCTGGCGATGTAAACAACCAAATCGAGGAAATCGGCGAAAACGCAAATCGGCTTGGCGGAAAGTTTACAAATGCTGCGAAAAAAGTTGCTGAATTTGGAGCCAAAGCAATAGCAGCCGCATCCGTAGCAGCTACAGCGGTCGGGAAATATGCCATTGATGTCGGTAGTAATTTTGATTCGTCTATGGCCAATGTCGCGGCAATTTCTGGGGCAACCGGAGAAAGTTTAGACGCTCTGCGAGATAAAGCAAAGGAAATGGGTGCAAAAACCAAGTTCTCCGCATCCGAATCGGCTGATGCCTTTACCTACATGGCTATGGCAGGATGGAAAACCGAGGAAATGCTAAACGGTATTGATGGAATTATGAATCTTGCTGCCGCGTCTGGCGAAGATCTTGCGTTAACGTCGGACATTGTAACGGATGCACTGACGGCATTCGGACTGCAGGCCTCTGATTCTGCGCATTTTGCTGATGTGCTCGCCGCTGCGTCAAATAGCGCAAATACGAACGTATCCATGCTGGGCGGCTCCTTCAAATACGTTGCTCCTGTTGCCGGCGCTTTGGGGTATAGCATTGAGGACGTATCTGTTGCCCTTGGTTTGATGGCCAACAGCGGAATCAAGGCGGAACAAGCTGGCACATCAATGCGCGCAATGCTTACCAGGCTGGCCAAACCGACCAAGGAAGTCCAAGAGGCGTTTGCTTCCTTGGGCATGGATGCAGCGGATGCTATCCAAAACGCTGATGGAACCATGAAGCCATTTAGCGAGACCATGCAGATCCTGCGCGATAAAATGGCCGGATTGAGCGAAGCAGAGAAAGCTAACGTGGCAGCGGCCATTGCCGGTCAGGAAGCAATGTCCGGCATGCTGGCCATCGTCAATGCGTCCGATTCCGATTTTGAGAAATTAACATCCGCCATCGCCAATGCGGACGGTACTGCGCAAAGCATGGCGGACACGATGAATAACAACCTGAACGGCGCAATTACTATCCTAAAATCTGCCACAGAAGGATTTGGCATCACTCTTTATGAGACTTTTTCCGGCCCAGCGCAAAAGGCCATCGAGACGCTTACGGGGTATGTATCTCAACTGACGGATGCATTTAGCACCGGCGGTCTTTCTGGATTGATGGACGAAATGGGCAACGTTGTGGGCGATGGGCTTAATAAAATCCTTGAGTACTTGCCTAAAATCGTGCAGGTAGGCGCAGATATTGTTATGGCGCTTGTAAATGCAATTATCCAAAATCTTCCGGCGTTGAATGCTGCCTCTATTGAAATCGTGCTGCAACTTGCAAATGGGCTGATTGACAATCTCCCGGCATTGATTGATGCTCTAATCCAAGTAACCCTGACAGTTATACAGCAGATAACAGACCCTGAATTTTTAACACAAATTGTCGAGACGGCAATCCTGCTGATTATGACGCTGGCAAACGGGATGATTGACGCGATTCCGCAGCTTATCGCGGCAGTACCTCTGATTATTGGCAACTTGCTTGCAGCAATCATTGTAGAGTTGCCGAACATTATTCAGATGGGAATTGACCTGCTGTTTGCGCTGATTGACGGAATTATTCAGTGTATTCCGCAACTTGTGGCGGCGATTCCGACACTGATTATTTCCTTTATCAACGGCATTGTAAACAACCTTGACAAAATCATTCTTGCGGCGCCGCAAATCATTGTATCGCTGATTACCGGCATTGTCGGGGCAATCCCGGAACTGATTGCAGCCGTCCCGCGTATTATCGCGGCCATTGCTGACACGATCCGAAATTATGACTGGGGCAGCATCGGTAGAAACATCGTTCAGGGCTTGAAAGACGGCATTGCCGGAATGTGGGACAATATCAAAAACTGGTTCAGTGAAAAAGTTAATGGACTGGTTGGAGGCGTAAAACGCATCCTTGGGATCAATTCGCCGTCTAAGGTTTTTGCCGGTATTGGTGGATTCATGGCCGAAGGATTGGGGGAAGGGTTTAGCGATGAATTTTCATCGGTGAAAAAGGACATCGAAGGCAACATGAGCTTTGACGCTGGCACCATTACGGCAGATGCAAACATCAGCAGAAACTATACAAGTGGCTCTTACGGAGCAGAAAGTACAAGCGGTGGCAGCGATTCTGGCAGAATTGTAATGCTGCTGGAACAGTATTTGCCTATGTTGGCAAATATGAAAGTCATCATGGACAGTGGCCAGGTTGTCGGTTTGCTTGCCCCAGGCATGGATGAAGAACTGGCCAAAATCAACGCGAGGAGGGCAAGGGCCGTATGATTGGAAAAGTATTTTTTGACGAGAAAGATACCTACGCAGAATATGGCCTGCTGCTTGCAAGTAAGTTCATTTCCCTTCCGGAAGTCCGCACGAACATGATTGATGTTCCGGGCCGGGACGGCCTGCTGGATGCGTCTGAAGTGCTGACCGGAGAAGTCACCTATAAGAACCGCACTATTACACTGAAGCTCACCGGCGTGGACACGGTGAGCGGCAAGACATGGCCTGCTACGATTTCCGATTTCTGCAACAAAGTCCACGGCAAGCGCGTTAAAATAACATTCCCCGAGGACATTGCCCATTTTTACAGTGGGCGGTGCTCCGTTGGGCAGGTGGAGCTTGTTAAAATGATGCAGACTATCCCGGTCACGGTTGACTGCGACCCGTGGAAATACAAGAACGCAAAAACCACGGTTTCCCGCTCTGACCTTGGCACGGCCTACAAACAGCTATCCCTACCCAACGAGCGCCGGCCTGTCATCCCTACTATCACGGTGGCCCAGGACACCACCTTGCTTTGGGGCAGCAGCACAATCAACATCAGCGCGGGAGATCATATTCTGCCCGCTATCCGTCTTGTGGCTGGAAGCAACACTCTGAAAGCAAAAGTCGCAAGCGGCACAGGTAGCATCACTGTGACATACCAGGAGGCGAGCCTGTAATGTATCAACTCAAATACAAAAACTATATCCTGTATGACCCGCGCCTTGCGGACGAAAAACTAATCGTCCGTGACCCCTCTGTTAAGCTGGCGGTCAGCAAGGCCGGGGAAATGTCCTTTACGGTGGACGCAGAACATCCCTATTTAAGCAATCTGCGCCGCATGAGCGGCCTTGTGGAGCTGCTGGACGGCACTTCCCCTATATATAGGGGAAGAATAACCAGCGATATAAAAGACTTCTACGGGGCGCACAAAATCGAAACAGAGGGCATTATGGCGGCGCTGAATGACAGCATCATACCGCCGTTCAACTTCCCGAAGGACTTTGCGGAGGACGCTTCCTATAAGGCCGCCGCCGCAAGCGGGAATGTGGTTGATTTCTTTTTCCGCTGGATTTTGGCGCAGCATAACAGTCAAGTGTCCACGGAGCAGCAGATTAAGCCCGGCGTGGTCACCGTGTCCGACCCGAACAATTACATCACCCGTGGCTCTGAGGAGTACGCCACGGCGATGACCACTATTTCCGATAAGCTGTTTAAATCTTCCCTGGGCGGGAATCTGCTGATCCGATACGAGAATGACGGCAATTATTTGGACTATTATGCGGAACTGCCGCTGACAAATACGCAGACGGTGGAATTTGCCGAAAACCTGCTTGACCTATCCAGTGAGGTTGACGGCACGTCTATCTACACTGCTATCCTGCCGGAAGGCAAGGATGGCCTGACTATCGGAAATCTGCCGGACGGTGACTTGACGGATGACCTTGTGAAGTCTGGGAAAATCATCTACAGCAAGTCCGGCGTGGCCACATATGGGCGCATTACCCGGCATATCAAGTGGGACGATGTGACCGTGGCCGCAAATCTGCAAACCAAGGCCAAAGCGGCGCTGGCTGACAACGGCCTATCTATGCCGGAAACCATCACCTGCAAGGCGGTGGATTTGGGTTGGCAAGAGGGCATCCAGCATTTTCGGGTGGGCAGAATGACCGCCTTGGTCAGTACGCCCCACGGCTACAGCGCGTCCTATCCGCTGATGGAGCTGGCCCCGGATATTCTTGACCCCGGCAACACGCAAATCTCGCTGGGTGCTACCCGGCGCACATTCACCGGATCACAAATCGATGCCGGCCGCAAAACGGAGGCGAGCATCGACAGCACAAAAAGAGACCTTACGCAACGGATCGAAAACATAGAACTTACCCCCGGGCCTCCCGGCCCTGCCGGGGCAGATGGCAAGGACGGCACAAACGGTCTGTCTGTGTGGATCACTTACCATGACGGCACGGCTACCCCGGCTGCTCCCACAGGGGATGGCACAAAAAATGGCTGGCACACAAACTTGACCGATGCTGTGGTATGGCTCTCACAGAAGGTAGCAGCGTCCGCCAGCAGCGGTACATGGGGAACGCCCGTGCGCATTGTAGGAGCGGACGGCAAGCCTGGAACCAAGGGCGATGACGGTGTTTCTGTGACGAACACGGATGTGGAATATTACCTCTCCACATCTGAGACAGAGCTTTCCGGCGGCACATGGCAAGCAAATGCCCCGGAGATCACGGACGGCACCTACCTTTGGGGCCGCACGAAGATCACCTATTCCAACGGCCAAACGGCCTACACCGGCGCATACTGCATCAGCAAGGCAATGGCCGACAGCGCCAAGCCCCAAATCGATCAGGTGGTGCAGACCACCCGGCAGCAGATCACCGATGTGCAACAAAATGTAAATTCCATCATCCTGTCGGCGCTGGAAAACTATGTGAAAACCGGGGATTTTGGTAGTTACAAGGAGGAGGTCAGCTCACAGCTGTCTCTGCTGTCCAATCAGTTGACCCTTAAATTCGACAAAGCCACCGCAGACATAACGAAGGTAAACGGAGACCTACAGGGAAAGTATGAATCCATTACGAAGTCGTTTAATTTTGACATTGAGAATGGATTGGTCATTGGAGAAACCGGCAACCCCGTATATCTGCAGCTGAATAATGACATTTTGCAGTTTGTGCGCAACAACACACCAGAACTGTGGATCACGGCTGACGGCGTAGTGACAAATCGCATTAATACGGATGCACTGGTAATCGGCAATGTGATTTTCCAGAAAGATGACGTTGGCGATGTAACCATCTATTAAGGGGGAGACGATATGAGCGTATTCCAAACACTGACGCTGGAGCAGGTTGGCCAGTCCATAGCCAATAACACCTCCAAGGTGCGCGTTAAGTGGACATCACAGCAGACCGGCTCCAGCTATAACGATGCCCCCGGTGATAAGGCGTATTACTACATTACCCTTAACGGCGGGACGAGGACGGAGCACACGGTGGCGTTTACGCTGCCGCAAAATACTACCAAGACCATCCTGGACACTACCATCACCGTCAACCACAATCCGGACGGCACCGGCAGCGTCAAGGTTGATACGTGGATGAATACGGAGATCAGCGCGGGCGTAATCGAGCAGACAAAGACGCTGACACTTGACACTATCCCCCGGGCATCGGTAGTGTCGGCACCCAAAACCGGCGCCCTTGGCTCGGCCCTTAAAGTCGAGATTGACCGCAAGAGCGCGAGTTTTACTGATAAGCTATATTACAAGGTCGGCAGCAAAAGCGAGGAGCAGATCACGGCATATGACGGCAAGCTCACCTATAACTGGAAGCCGCCTGTTAGTCTGGCCACCAATGCCCCCAACAGCACAAAGCTTACGGTGACGCTTATCACAAAGACCTACAATGGCAGCACCTATGTAGGCCGCTCGGAGTGTGTCGTAGAGCTATCCATACCGGAAAGTGTCGCGCCCACCTTGTCTGTGGCGCTTAGCGATCCCTATGGGATCAGCGCGACATATGGCGGCTATGTGCAGATGCGTAGCAAGATCAAGGTGGAACTGACCGCTGCAGGATCGCAGGGCAGCACCATCAAGTCTTACAGCATCAAGGTTGGTAATTTTTACGCCGCTACCACATCCAGCGGGACAACGGATTATCTACCATCCTCCGGAAATGTAGACGTTGTCTGCGCTGTTACGGATAGTCGAGGGCGCACCACCACCAAAAAGCAGACCGTCACTGTCCTCCCGTATAGCAAGCCTACTATATCGGCTATTTCTGCCGCCCGATGCAACCAAGACGGCTCGGCCAATCGTTCTGGTGCTTACGGCAAGGTGACCTTTAGCGCCGCCATTACCAAGCTATCCGGCAAAAATACAGCAGCCTATAAGGTGCAGTATCGGGCACACGGCGCGGAGACGGAGAGATGGACGGATGCCGGAAGTGTGGCAAATGGCAATTATAATCCGGCCAATGTGTATGTGGTATTTGCCGCCGACACCAATACCAGGTACGCTGTCCGCGTAGTGGCAACGGACAAATTTGAGAGTGTCGAGTCAACCATCCGAGACCTGCCTGCGGCGTTTATCCTGATGGATTTAGCCAAGTCCAAAAAGTCTGTTGGCGTGGGTCGTGAGTGCGACAAGAAGAACACCTTCCAGGTGGGCTTGTACAGCCACTTTGAAAAACCGGTAAATCAGGAAGTTAGCAGCAACCCCTGGTATGGACTGAATGACGGCACCAACCAGTGGCATTTGCAGGCGCAGCAGGCCAGCAATAAGTTAGCCCTTGGCCTGACCTGGGACAGTTCCCTCAAGATCGACACCAATGGCAACGTGACACTGCCCGAGAATCTTACCGGGAAATATCTCACCGGCACATGGCTGCAGGCCACGGCGGCCACGGACTTGGGGAAAGCACCGCCTTATGTGTGCGTATTTGACGCCAACGGCTGGCTGTATAAACGGAAGCTGTCGGAGCTGTTTTCGGATATGGGCATCCCGGCGCAGAAGGATTATGTGGTGGAGCGCGGCACATCCAGCTCCTGGCACTACGAGAAGTGGAACAGCGGGAAGCTGGAGCTGTGGCGGCAGACGACCTCCAGCAACTTGGGCACGACCGGGCAGATAAACGGCTGGTACTACAGGGCGTACACGATGGCACTGCCGCCGAATCTGCTCAAGACCATACAGGACGTGCAGTGCAACTGCGTGTGGGGCACCGGCGTGTCCTTTGCATCCGGCAGCGCTGACTCGGTGAATTTCAAGGCGATCTATTTCAGCAATCAAAATGGCGGGGCCGGTACGTTCTGGCACAGGATCACCGGCACATGGAAATGAGGAGGTATGCTATGAATCCCTTGTGGCTGTTATTGATTATCCCCGCATCATCGTGCTTGGGGTTTATGTTTGCCGCTCTGCTGGCGGCAGGAAAGGAATGAACATGACGGAAACTATCATTGTGGCCCTGATTACCGGCGGCTTGTCGCTGCTGGGGGTAGTCATCACAAGCAACAAGACCACCCGGGATGTGCAGGCCAAGCTGGATACGCATCAGGCCGTCACCGATACCAAACTGGAAGAACTGACCAGAGAGGTTCGGGAGCACAACAATTTTGCCCGGCGCGTCCCGGTGTTGGAGGAGCAGATCAAGGTTGCCAACCACCGCATCGCGGACCTGGAAAACAATCATTAATTTTTGCGGTGCCCGATTCGGGCACAGAAAGGAGCAAACCATGAAAATCCCTGACAAGCTGTATGACATTCTCAAGTGGGTGGTCATCATCGTCCTGCCGGCCATCGCCACGTTGTACGCGGCCCTGTCCGCCGTGTGGGCCTGGCCCTACTCGGAGGAGATCGTCACCACCATCACCGCCGTGGACACCTTCCTGGGCGCGGTGCTGTGTATCTCCACGGCCACTTACAACAAGGAGGAAAATGAAAATGGCTAAAGTATATCTGTCTCCCAGCAATCAGACCGACAACCGCTATGCCTACGGCAACACCACCGAGGCCGTCCAGTGCGGTAAGATTGCCGATGCCTGCCGCGCCGCCCTGGAGCGCAGCGGCGTGACCGTGAAGGTAGGGCATATGCCCTCCATGCAGGATAAGTGCAAGGAATCCAACGCCTTCGGCGCAGACCTCCATGTGCCCATCCACACCAACGCCTTTAACGGTACGGTCAGCGGCACCCGCATGTTCTGCTTTAACAGCAGCGGCGAGGGCATGAAGGCCTGCAAGGCTATCTTTGCCCGGTTGGCCCCGGTGACCCCCGGCACCAGCGAGAATATCCGGGTGGATGCCTCCCTGTACGAGGTACGGGTGCCCAGCGCTCCCACGGCCTATATCGAGTGCGAGTTCCACGACAACGCCACCACGGCCAAGTGGATCGTGGAGCACACGGTTGACATCGGCGAGGCCATTGCCCGAGGTATCTGCGATTACTTCGGCGTGACCTTCAAGGAGAAGGAGCAGCCCAAGCCCGCCACCACCAATAAGCTCTACCGGGTGCAGGTGGGTGCATTTGCCGTCCGCGCCAACGCAGAAAAGATGCTCCGGCGGCTGAAGGATGCCGGATTTGATGGGTATATCCGGTAACGGTAAACACCTGGAGGGCACAGAGGACACCGCTACGCCGGCCTCACGCCCGTGCATAAGCATCCGCACCTCCACGGCTATTTGTTTTGCGTATGAACAGCAACCACAAGGCCGTAAGGGATTTTTTGTCAAATCTGCCGCCGAAACGAGCCGTTGCTTTTGTTGATTCTTTTTTGCTTCCTGACAATGAAGCAATGGTGGTCATAGAATGCGATGTGCGCCGCAAAAGTTGCGTACAGGTATCTATGGAGCGGAATATGTCCGTTGAAACCGTAAAGCGGCACAGATGCAGAGCGTATCATAAAATTGCACAGGAACTATTTATCCCCCTGCCTTAAACGGCGGGGGGATTTTTGTTTTTTTGACACTTTTCAGGCACTTTCGGGTGCCTGTTTTTTTGTATCATAAAAGCAGAAAGAAGGTGGCAAAATGTACGAACGGCTTATAGCCTGCGGTTACACGGAGCAAATGGCGCAGGATATTTGCATTCTGTACGCAGACGATCCCCAGGGGCTTTTAGCGTATGTGGAAATTGCTGAAAGCCTATATAGGGGTTGCAATCATGTATAAATATTTTAATCCAAATCCATGCGGGAAAAATGTGTCGGACTGCACCGTGCGCGCGATCTGCAAGGCGACCGGGAAAAACTGGGGCGAGGTCTATTTGTCCCTCTGTATACAGGGCTACTTGGACGGCGACCTCCCCAACGCAAACGCTTGTTGGGGCGCGTATCTGCGGTCCTTAGGCTACCGGAGATACATCATACCGGACACTTGCCCGGACTGTTACACGGTCGGCAGGTTTGCCGATGAGCACCCGCGCGGGACGTATATTCTCGCCCTCTCCGGCCATGTGGTCTGCGTGCAGGACGGTGTAATTTACGACAGTTGGGACAGCGAAAACGAAATCCCGCTTTATTACTGGGTAAAAGAAACGGAGGAATGAACATGGCATATCCCTATTTCAATCCCTATTATCCGCAGCCAATGCCGGATAACCTCATGCAGATGCGGCAGATGCAGCAGCCACAGATGCAGCCCATGCAGCAGCCTATGCCGCAGCCAGTGCAACAGAACCCCATCGCGCAGGGCGGCGTGCAATGGGTCAACGGCGAGCAGGAGGCGAGGGGCTATCTCATCGCGCCCAACTCTGCCGTTGCGCTGTGGGACAGCTCCGCGCCGACGGTATACCTCAAGCAGTCCGACGCGAGTGGCAAGCCAACGCTTAAAATTTACGACCTTGTAGAGCGCGCAGAAACGCCCCGCACAGCGCCGCAGGAAAAGGGCGTGGAATTTGTCACCCGCAAAGAGTTTGACGCTCTGGCAGCGCTTGTAAGCGAAATAAAGGGCAAGAAAAAGCGCAAGGTTGAGGAGGACGAGGACGATGAATAATCCCTTTTTCGGAGCGCTCGGCGGCGGCAATGGCTTTATGCAGATGTTGCAGCAGTTCCAACAGTTTAGGGCGAATTTTCAGAGTAACCCAAAAGCGGAGGTCGAAAAGCTTTTGCAATCTGGGGCTATGAGCCAGCAAGAGTTAAACCAACTTCAATCTATGGCAAAACAGTTCGAGCATTTATTCCATTGATCTTATCGTGGCCACGATTTGATAAATAAAATTTATGAAAGGGGAGATAATATGTCTCTTTCCGACGGTGCTCCCATGATGACTATGCCGGTCGCGCCCGCGAACAGCTACGGCGGTGGCATGGGTATGTGGGGCGAAAACTGGATCTGGATTATCGTTCTTTTCCTCTTCGGCTGGGGCCGCAACGGCTGGGGCAACAACGCTGGCAATTCCGGCGGCGTCGTAGACGGCTATGTGCTGACCTCTGATTTTGCCAATGTCGAGCGCAAGATCGACAGCGTAAATCAGGGCCTTTGCGACGGATTTTACCAGCAGGCGCAGCTCGTCAATGGCACAAACATGGCGATGGCAAACGGCTTTGCACAGGCCGAGCTTTCCCGCAGCAACCAGCAGGCGGCGCTGATGCAGCAGCTCAACGCCATGCAGATGCAGGCCGCTAATTGTTGCTGCGAAAACCGTGCAGCTATCGCCCAGGTGCGCTACGACATGGCGGCGCAGGCGTGCGACACGCGCAA